TGGGGAATCTTCACTAACGCGGTGGATAGCGGGTATACCGCTCATCGATGTAAGCTGACGGACAGCCTATTCACGGTGAACCTCAACGACGACTTGCTGTGATGTCGAAGACACCGCCCGCGGTGCGGACGGCGGCTGCTTCTTCATCGCCTCGCCTGGTGTTAAGCACGAGCTCACCGACTTGGCGGGCGATGAGGCCGAGCTCTGCTTGATCTTTGCTGGGGACGCTGAAGTCCCAGGCGTCACAGGCGATGCCAGAAGGCATTTCGACTTTCCGCGTCCCGGACTGCAGGAGGCGGTAGAGGACTTCGATTCCGTAGGCAACGGCTTCGAAGAGCTCACCACCTTCTTGGTCGGGGGGGAAACCGGCCGCACCGCCTGGGCGGCGGCGGGCACGGGTAAGTCCGAAGAGGAGACGGTCGATGGTTGATCTAATGCGGCTCGCTGCGACTTGCGTCGGCGTTTCCGCTTTGCTTGCACTGGAGGACATTGTTCGGCGGGCTCGGGCTCAACGACGACGTCACCGACAATAGCGGGGATCTTGACACCACGCGTATTTTCGATGAGAGCTGGCATTGTCATGGGTTGTGACGCCCCGACAGCCTCAGCGACGCCCATGACTTCAACGACCGTCATGCCAAGTTCATTAGCAAACGATTGTCGTACCACGTCAGCGTCAGCCTGTGGCCATGCACCAGACTCTATTTTATACATCTCGTCCCTGAGTAGGCCTTTAGGTTGTAGCGCGGCGTTTTCACGCAGCACCGAACGGGCCCAATCACCCACAATGGGCGTTAGAGAGTCCGTAACCATATAGCCTTGAGCCTTGTTAACGGCCGCTTGCTCGGGTGTGACGGTTTTATTAGCGCTGAGATGGATCTTACTCAGCGTGCGCATCGCTTCTTGATGGCTGTCGACATGAGTCAAAGGATGTGGAAATACACGGCCTAAATAAGTAATCCTTTCGTTAGGACCGGCCACTGACATCTTCACCTTCAAACCCAGATCAGCCACAACAAGCGGTAGCATGGCGGCGTAACACTCAATGTTAGGCGCCAAACCATCATCCCCTGCAAACAAGCCCAAGCGCTCCCAAGCCAACGCCTTATCCATCCCCGCCGATCGTAGGGCGGCGTAGTGGACATAAGCATTCACCATCGTATTACCGTCCGTGGTAATAGGACTGCCACTGCGAGTTCCATACCCGGGATCATACTCAAAACCCTGATCCGACCGGGCTCGTGGGAGGAAAACCTTTTGGAAATAGTCAATGAACGGGTTACGCTCATCTGGACACACCCAGCGGCAATACGCAGCGCGCACAACATGATTTTGCAACCACTGTGACACTGTGCCATCAAACCGCGAGTAATCCGTAACTATGAAGCCATTTTGGCCAAACTCCCGGAAGCGATCTATTGCCTCAACGGGAGTCTTCCCTGGTCCGTACCATCCCAAATGAAGAAGAATGTCTTGTTTAAAGGCATACACGTAGCGTGACATCTCGACCGTGAATTCAGGTCGGCAGGTCGTAATATTACGCGGGTCTGTCACGTCCATGTACGCTTCCGCTTTCACAAAAGTCTCAAGCCGGTTAGGGGCCTCCAACCCGAAGTTGTGCATAGTGCGCTCAATGCGCCCACGCTGCAAAGGACCATTTTGCTTGGCAATTACTGCATCCAAATCCAAAGGCATACCAGTACCAACTAGTTCATCTGGCACGAGCGCTTGGATAAACTCCGACGCGTAGCGTAGATACGCCTCGTTTGGAATCTTATCATTGCGCACTGCCAGCACTCGACCCTTAATGGACGCCTCCGCTGAATCGTGGCATCTCTCGGGGAACAAAGCTGGTTCGGTTACCAACGGCTGGGAAACCAGTTGCACGGGCTCGATCGAATCGCCCAAGCTCAAAGAACCGATAGGCCGGTAGGTCTTGATTACCGACGCCGTGGTCATTAAATTGGTATGGACAGGTGTGCGCAGGCCTAATCGTGTCAGTGCTCCGTAGACTGTGGCCGACGCAACCTTTTTATCGGGGCCAGCCTTATCCACTAAGAACACCTCAACATCGCCAACGGTGAATGCTCCGGTCGTCTTCGACGCAAGGCGCTCTTGCAGTGATGAATACACCGCAATTGGCACCCGCACCGCCGACCGGGATCCACTAATGGAGATGGACAATTCGCGCGAAACACCATCGTAGACCATTGACACGCCTTTCTGAGAGAACATCTTTCGGCATAAGCGAGCGGACTGGATCTCTTTGTCCAGACCCACAGGCAATCGAGCCAGAGGCACCAAAGTAATTAAACGATGGCCTCCGTCATCTAAGCCCGCGGTCACTTCCCGCTGATCAACCTCAAAATAATTCACCCAACCTTTATACTCAGCCGACACGACATCGTGGTCGTAATCCCAGATACGATGCTGGTACTTGGCGCCGCCGGCGACCAAATATGTCACAACATCATCTTCAATGTGATACGAATACTCCTCGTTCGCNTAGGCTGCATGCTTAGGCTGCAGGGTGTACATCATGATGGGCCGAAAATACCGTAAATATCCAGGCATTGGAGCGTGGTAATCTACGTCAACCATAACGATCACGTCATTATGCTGTACCGGGTCATCCTGGTATTGCAGTTTCAAGTCCTTGTCCGTGTAAAACATGCGGGATCCGCGCATCTTCTTAAGCTGATCTGGCATACCCATCGACACCACATACGGCTCAAAACCCGCCTGGCGCACAGCATCAGACATGCTCATCGAAACAGCAGTCCTTTGCTTAGCACTCATGGGGTGGGAATGGCCATTGGGTGGGTTGTAGCTCATCAGCTCAGTAATACGCAGCTCACGTCGCACATCCGGTGACGTGCCTTTGATCTTGGACACGTACTTCGAGAAGGACCGACGAGACTGACGGTTAAACATCTTCCTCACTTCAAACTCACACGTCGATGGAATAAGCCTACAATCCTCCTTAAACATGCGCCACGAATCGGCTAGCTCTTCAGCAGCCTTAGAAACGTAACGCCTTGGGTCATACCATTTACGCCGAATCTGCGGAACACGCAGAGCGGGCGGCCTGGCTACACCTCGTGGTTTCGGAAGAGAGTCTTTCATCATCGGATAAAC